TATTTAAATGCAGGTTATGACCCAAATATAATTTTTTTTAGCATTATGGGAATTATATTTTCGTGTATTGCTATGTATTTATTTATGGATGGGAAAATAATAAATATGTTCAAAGAAGTAGGGAAGGGAATAATAATTATGTTTTATATTGATGTTATTATGTATTCTTTTTACGAATTTTTGAAAAATCCATATAAAATGTCTCTTTTTGTTAGTATTCTATTAATTGTAATTTGTATATTAGCATTGATATATTATGTTAAAGCATCAACATATTGGAAACCATTATTATATGTAGGTATTATTATATTAGCAATTAACATTAAAAAAACATTAGAATATTGGAGGCGCTATAAAAATGGACTAAACCGCCGGACCAAATCTCCGGACCAAATTTTTTCTAAAAATCCCATACAAAAAAAAGATAGTCCGGAGACTTAGTCCGGTACAAAAGTGAATTTTAAATTTTAAAAAAATATATTTTTCACTTTATGCTTAAATTATGAATAAGGACAAGTAAATGTTTTTTAGTCCGGACCAAATATTTAGTTCAGTTTTCGGACGGCGAAGCTGGACTAAAATTTATTACGATTTTTTTTTTATTGGTCCGGAGATTTGGTCCGGCGGTTTAGTCCATTTTTCGGGCGCCTCCATTAGATATACCAATATGGGATAAAACACGTTATAATAAATACATACGTCACCAACGAATATGATAGTGACTAACTTATTGCAAAATGCATACTTTTAACAACCTTGTATTTTACTTATTATAATTTTGATATATGTGTATACAAATATACATACATCAAATGATTTTATTCTATTTATAATTTTTATATTCGAAAATAACAAAAAAAGCAAACACAAACGCTTAATTGGAGTAAGCAACACCAGCCATACCACTCATCACGCGAAGCACGTTGTAGTTGACGGCATAGACTCTGACCTTGGCAGTGGCAGTTCCCTGAACAGTTCCTGAAGAAAGAACAAGTTGAAGAACAGCATTGTCAATACGAGAGAAGTTGCATGTTCCAGAGGGTTGGTGTTCCTCTGGGCGAAGAGCGAAGGAGTACACGTTAATACCAGTATCCGGGGCACGGGTGTGGTGCTGGAAGGGCTGGACAACATCGAAGTATGATCCTTCACGCTCAGAGAATCTGTCTTGGCCGTTAAGTTGCAACTTGGCAGTAACAACTGGGTTCTCTCCCCAGCAGTGGAGGTCAAGAGCAGTCTCGGCAAGAACGAATGTTCCGGCATCCGAAAGAGATGAACCACTAACTGTGCTTGCATTTTGGTCTTGGAAGGGGATAAAGTTGGGTCCATTAGGAGTAGTGGCCCAATCCATAGCAGCATTGGCTCCAGTGGCATCAATGGCACCGGGCATCTGGAAAAGACCATTGGTAGCAATGAAGGCAGCAGAACCTTGAGTCTCAAGAGGTCCTCCGAAGGCATGAATCGCAGGAGGAAGAGCATCAATGGCATCAGTGTAGTTGAATGGCTGAGCACCAAGAGTCTTGAAAAGAAGTTGAGTGTTGTCAAGAGAAGCGCAATAGTCAACATTGGCATCCGGTTGGACAACCCAGATGAGTTCCTTGCAAGGATGGTTGAAGTTCAACTTGATCTTGTTGGAGGAAGATCCGACAGATTCATCACCAGTGAATTGAACTTGTTCAATGAGGTACTCGTGAGGGTTCTGGGCCATCTTTCTGCGCTCATCCGTATCAAGGAATACGTAATCCACATAAAGAGATGCAGCAACAAGAGATTGTTGGTAAGCAGCAGAAACAGTGACGGTTCCTGCTCCTCCGCTAGTAAGGGTCTTGACAGCCCACAAGCACTCTCCAATGGGACGGAAATCAATGTTAATCTTGACTTCGTGGTATTGGAGGGCAATAAGAGGAAGGGCAAGTCCTGGGTTTCTGCAGAACCAGAAAAGGAGGGGAATGTAGAGAGTGGTCTCAGGAAGAGCCTTGCGTGGGGCACAAACCTGAGCAGGTCCTCCAGAAGCGGCACATGGGCCAGAAACATCAGCAAATGTGGGGTCAGTGATGTAGGTAAGTTGGGTGGTGTGTCCAACCATCTTGTAGTAACCCTTCTGTTGCTCAGAGGACATGGTGAGTTGGTTCCAGATGTGCATCCAGTCACCATATTGGCGATCAATTCTTTGACCTCCAATTTCGACCTCAACTTGAGCAATAAGTTGCTCTCCGGGGAAGTCCAACCAACGGGCATAGACACCATCATTATTGCTACCAGTACTGGCCAAAAGGCTTTGGTTAATCTCAGGAAGAGTGACCTGAAGATATGTGCGGTAAGCAAGATCACCATTTCTGGAGATTGTGCATGTTACACGGCGACCAAAGTCAGCCTGTCCAGAGAATGTCTGTTCAATGCTTTCCATAGCAAAGTTGGTGTGTCTGCGGTATGAGACCTTCCAGAAAGTAATCTCGGGGGTTCCAGTAAGAAAGACGTCTTGGGCGCCGTAGGCGACAAGTTGCATAAGACCACCAGCCATTTTTTATATACTAGAAAAAGAAAAAAAATGGGGGGTTTTTGCTAAATAAATAAATAAATAGTATAATAAAGAATAATAATAAATAAAGAATAAACCATACCATACACTATTTGAATAAAATACTAACAAACTATTTTATATATAGCCCATACAACCCTCACAATTGTATTACAAAAAAATGAATTATCAAGGACATCTATTATTTATACTATTTATCCAATTTCATGTTGGATACAATAAAATTTTCTAAATATTTTTCCATAAAAACTTCGCGTTTGTTTTCGTGTTTTTTCGTGAAAATATAACTTTCTTCATTTTTTTTTACAGACCATCCGGTGTCTAAAGCATTCATAATAAAAATCATTTTCTGAAATTGCAGTTTATCTAGTTTTATAGCATTTGCATTATTTAATTCGAATGCAAAATCAGGGGATGACATATATATTTTTACAATAAAACATAAAAGGATTATTTACGAGTAGTAAACCAATTCGTCTATTCGACTATTACACTCTTTCCGTATATAATAATTCATATATGTAGTGCCTTATTCAACTACGTGGGGGTTTCCAAGTAAAGAGTTAGCCCAAAAAATATATAAAACTACACATAGAAATACACATAAATATATAAAGTAATTCTATATGAATCATCCAAAAAATGTAAAATACACTAAAATCAATACAATTGATGAAAATCACAGTGAAATGATAAATAGGTTTGATGAAATTGAAACAAAGAAAATTCCGGAACTGAAAGAAGAATTGAAAACCCTAAAACAATCCCTGAAAAAAATGGACAAAGTGCAAATCGAAAAATATATGGATATGCAAGACAAATACAAGAAAATCAAGGAAGAAATTAGTTCTCTGAAAAAAGAAAAAAAGAAATATTTGTTGGAAAATTCGAAATATATATTCCAATATTTCGAGGACAAGAAAAAAATATCGGTCGGAAGCAATGTGCAAAATACCAATAAAGTAAATAGTTTTTTTAAGATTAAAGAACATTTTTTAGTGGATCCCCCGCTGAACCACGACCACGAAAAAAATGTGGAAAAATCGAAAAATATTTACCAAAATTATTGGAAAAACGTGAAAAACGAAATCATTAATATGAAGGATTTTGTAGTGCCATCCGATATATGTGAATCATGTCGCGCCGGCGAAATGATACCCCAAGACGAAGAAGGAATTCTCATTTGTAATAATAAGAAATGCAGTAAATTTATAACCTATATTGTAGACAATGCGAAACCCAATAACAAAGAACCTCCCAACGAAGTTTCATACACTGCATATATTCGGTTGAACCATTTCAAAGAAATTTTGTCGCAATTTCAGGCAAAAGAAACGACGCAAATACCCCCCGAAGTAATTACACTCATACGCAACCGTATAAAGAAAGAGCGTATTAAAGACATGAAAGAATTGAATTATGATAAAATGCGCGAAATATTGCGGAAATTGGGATTAAACAAATATTTTGAACACATTCAATATATTAATTCGATTTTTGGAATAAAACCGCCTATTATGAATGAAGAATTGCACGAAACCCTTTGTGTATTGTTTATCGAAATCCAGCAACCATGGGCGATTCATTGTCCTACAAATCGCACCAATTTTTTTAATTATACATATACTCTTTATCAGTTGTGTGTATTGTTGGGACAAACCCAATATTTGCCCTATATTCCTCTTATGAAAGACCGTACAAAGCAGTTGGAACAAGATATGATATGGAAGAAAGTGTGCGAAGATTTGGATTGGGAATTTTGTGGAACAATATAATAATTAAAAATAAAATAAACAATAATCATTTGTTATTATTATACTCCAACCCCAAAACCCATGAGCACAAACCATGAAACCAATGCATTAGAACTTTATCAATCCAACAAAGAACACATCAAAAAGAACATTGTTTTCCAATTGTCCCAATTCGGGTTTGCACTCAAATGTCAATATGCATTATGTAATCGATTTCAAGGTACTTTTCCGTATGGTGTAGAATTGAATGAAGCCCTAATAAGAACCCTCAAAAATGGGGACAATGTTTATATCAATGTGCATGTACCCAATTTTGTAGAAGCAATCAATCATTTTATAAATATTATTTATGAAAAACAATTGAAATTGAATTTTTATATTATGGGGGAACCCACCATATATGAAGAAATCGTATATATTTTGTTATATTACACAAATGAAATGTATGTGCAAAATAATCATTTTGATCATCCCCGAATTCATAATATGCCAATTGGAATACGCGACGGAGAAGAAGTGTTTCCAGAACATCAGCATTTTTCACAAACCTTTTTATTAAATGAATCATTACAGTCGCGTGAAAAACAATATTTATGTTACATGTGTTTCAAAGACAGCCATTCAGAGCGGTTAAGATGCGAAGAAATACTGGGAGAAAAAGAATTTGTATTGAATCTTATAAAAAATGAATATCCACCACAACCCTCCATTCATTGTGGAAAAGTACCAGTGGAACTGAATTATCAATATACACATGAATCGCATTATACTTTGTCTCCTACTGGATTAGGACAAGCCACCCACCGATTTTTTGAAGCAATTTATTTGGATTCCATTCCGATTGTAAAACGCACTAACACTCCATTTGACAAGTTATATAATATGTTTCCATGTTTGATTGTGGAGGATTGGGACGAAGTCACACGCGAATTGTTAGAATCCAATTTGGAGGATTATAGTAATGAATTGAAAGAATTCAAAGAAAAATATCCAAACTTGTATACTACATTAGAGGGTATAGACGAATTATTGTTGCAAACGTAATTCTTTATATGTAGTCAATGTCAAAATCGCCCAAAATAATATTTTATATTTTTGTAAAATATTATTTATAAAAAATGAGTTATTCAGCGCACTTAAGCAACTGGGAATTTAACAAGATTGAATCCTACACCTAGACCGGCACCTTGTCTGACGGAAGATCCCATGGAGGGGATGAAGACATCAAGGATGCTGAATGTGGCAGCGGCAGTAAGAGCAATGATTACAATCTCTTCAACATTGAGAGCCTTCTTGGGAACAAGAACAGCAACAATGGCAACAACAAGACCTTCGACGAGGTATTTGATGGCTCTTTTAACAAGTTCTCCGAAATCGAAACCGCTCATTTGATTTATATATTATAGTAAAACAAAAAAATATTGTTTTATCAAAAAAATATGCTAAAACAAATAAATAAAAAATAATATAAACACATTCCTATCTTCATTGTATTCTTGTAGTAAAATGTCTGGATTTCTAAGAAAACAAAATGAAGATGGAACCTATTCTTTTGTTAAAATAACATCTGAATTTGAAAGAAAACTAAATAAGGATGGGAAACCGAATCCTAAATATATTGATGTATGTGATGAAGATCAGCCAATTGCCGGACAAAAATATGTTTGTATGTCTTTTATTTCCCCTGAAAAGGTGCTAAAACAACGTGAATTGTATTTGTTTGAACAATTTGTCAAACAATGGGATTTATCTAAATCTCTTGAAAAGTTTTCGGAGTTTATGCACTTTTTGTCCTACAAATACAGTTTGAATATTGAAAATGTGATTCAAGATTTGAATGAGTTTATTAAAGAAGAAGAGCCTAAATTAAAAGAAACCACCATTGAAACAGATTTTTATAATTTTATGGACAAGAATGAAACACGTCTAAATGAGAAATTTAACAAAGAAAACCAGTTTCAAACCTCAGTACGCGGTTTGAAAGTACGCGGTGTGTTTTCAACGCAAGAAGAGGCGGAAATAAAATGCAAAAACCTGCGCGAATATGATCCCAATCACGATATTTTTGTAGGGCCAGTTGGAATATGGATTCCATGGGACCCGGATGCTTACAAGACGGGTAAAATTGAGTTTATGGAGGAAGAACTCAATCAGTTACATCAAGAGAAGATCAAGAATGAAGCGAAAGCCAAACAAGAGTTTGAACAACGTATTAAAGAGACCAAAAAGAAGGCCATTGAAGAAAACATTAAATTGGCAAATAAGAGCGGAAATGTTCTTACCCAAACCATGGATGAAGAAGGAAATCTAATTGGTGTAAAAGAAACAGTGGATTTCGATTCTCGCGAGGCGGCGGAGACGGATACTACAAAGGTGCGCGAACAACAGTTTGCCGAAGCCATTGAACGCATCAATGGAGAAAAAGAGAGCGAAAAGGAATCTGAAAAGGAACCTGAAAAAGAAAAGGAGGATTGACCCTTTTACTTAACCCTTTCCCAATAAAATTTGAACTTTTCACCTCCCAACTCATTATGAATTATGCAAACGAGAAATTGCATCATTTATAGTTTCACCGTCATTAATAGTAATTAAATTTTCGTAATTTACTAAATAAATAGGATAATGACGTCTAGTATCATATCTATTATATGTATTATATCTATCAATAAATCTATTTATTTCAGACCCAGTATTACCTACAATTTGTGGTCTAATTCCCAGACAAATAGTATTTGGATATAGTTCAATACTATCTAAATTGTGTATCCCATAAAATCTACAATGAATTCCTGGAAATCCTCTACGAATATTTCGCATTTCATTTTCATTATAATGTAGATCAACGAAACAAATACTTTCAATAATAATATTATTGGATCTAATTAAAGATACAAAAATTTGTTCTACATATGCATTGCCTGCAAATAAAAAAATAAAATGAACGGGATTGGGCAATTCATTCAACAACTGATTATGTGTTCTTGATGCAATTACATTATATTGATCTCTAATTTCTTCAGATAAATCCGATTGAAATTCACGAATATTTGATTCATTTCTTGAAAATGCTCGACTTCTATTTATTCGGCCTTGGGATCGGGATCTGCCTTGGGAACGGGGTCTGTCTAGGGATTGAGAGTGTGATTTTGGTTTCCTAATGTATTTAGATAATGTTCTATATACTGATTTTTTAGGTTTGGGTGTGTTTTTGGGTGTTTTCCCATTGTATAATATATTATTTATATAATATATTATTTGGTTAACCCTTTCCCAATACAATAATTTATATATGGAAAGAGTGAAATGTAAAATTACCATTTGTTTTTCTTGACATTAATGGCGGGTCCCGCATTCCGTTTTTTGGATTTTGTGGGATCGTAGGCTTCGTCTTCATCATCCGACCCCATGTTCTTGGAAATCTCCCAAAATTCCTTTGACCCCAATTTGAAATCGGGTCGACTTTCGGCTTTATACCAAAAAATCTGGTCATTCAATTTATTGGATTTTGCATTGTTATTTATGACCAAACACTCGTAATTTTCGGTGGTTTGATCCATGACACTGGAAAAGGCTTCAAGAGTAGGAAACATGGAGGCATAGTTTTCCCAGATTCGCTTCCGATTGGTCATATAAGGTTCTCTCAAAATAAAAACATAATCAATGTTGGTTCTCAAATTGGGAGGTATACCCAAAGGGTATTGCATGGTAATAATTAACATAATCTTCCAATGTCTCCCGTTCATAAAAAGCAAACGCATCATTTTATCGCGAGTCCATGATTGGTCATACAAACAATCGTCTAAGATAACAAACGCACGAGGGTCAATGGTGGTACGGCGGTAGGTTTCCATTTCTTTGTTCATTTGTTTTAGCACAATTTTTTGCCTCCGCAATACATTTTCAATAAGAACGGTATTGTATTCTTCGTGTATAAATAGTTTAGGCACATGACTGGCATAAAACCCGTTTCCGGCTTCTGTTCCCGAAATAACAGTACCAATCGGAATGTCTTGATGATGGTATAAAAGATCGCGAACCAAATACGATTTCCCCGTATCACGTCGTCCAATCATCACAATAACGGGACCTTTGTTTTCATCGGGTTTAAATGTAATGGTTCGCATATCAAATTTTTTCAATTCTAAAGATGACATTACTAAATTATGATATACTATGAATATATTATATCATAATGATTCTAACCTATTGATTTTTCCGCACACTCTTGAAAAGATAAATCGTTAAATCTCCCAAAAATTAAATAAAGTAGAATAAATATAGCGATATTCATGATACATAATCTAGAAGACTTCATCACAATTCCCCCCAATCCTTCTTATTCCAAAATATTCGATATTAAGTCATTGGAAAAAGAATATGTCAAAACCTCAAATGACACACAATATGATTATAATCCATTTTCCATAGAAAAACAACAATGTTATAATCCAA